ACCAAGATAAAGCTGCGTAGAACCACGAACCACGATCAGATTCTGTTGGATCGTAGTCTTGTGCTTGCCAAGGCAGGGGAACATGCGGAGATGTTTAACCGTATGGCTAGCGCTATGCGTCGGATACCGTTCAGCGAGGCTCAGTATAAGAGCTTTATTCGTACCTCTCTGCCTGAGCCAACTGCTCCTGAGGGTGAAGAGGTAAGCACTCGAACCATGAATGCGTGGGAAGAGAAAATGAAAGCTGTGACGTATTACTGGCAGGTAGAGGACGATGGTCCTGCGGCTGGTACTGCGTGGGCTGCGTGGAATGCTATTCAATCTGCGGAGACACACGACTTCACTCGCTCCTCTAGTACTGATCTGCAGATAAGGAAGCAGGTGGATCAGATTAGGGATAACGACACTCCGCTCACTCATAAGATGCGTGAGCTAGTCAGAGTTTGAGCGCCCCGTCAGGTACAAAGCAACTGTGTCAGTAGCAAGTTGACATAAGTAATGCTTTGTGCTTGACTGATGTTCTCAAACATCAATAGCCAAACAAGGGAGAAACCAATGGCTGAATTAGAAATTACAGGGCTAGCAGAAATCGATGACGACGGACTGTTCGATGTAATCGAACACAGAGTCGATAGCGCAATCGAAGAGTATTGCCAGAACATGGACTTCAGCGACGAGATAAATGACTGCATCGGTAGCTACTACTACTGGGGCAAGCTCTTCGAGCGTGAACTTCCTGACCTGCTTGCACAGTGGGGATATGTCAGCGAAGAGAGAGTAGAAGTCCTAGTGGAGCGCGAAGTCCAAGAGGCGATGAAAGCTATGCAGCCTAAGGATGAGCGAACTGATGACATTATCGAGATCCTTAAGACTGTCAGCAGTCTCCTCACTGAGTTGTTGGGCAGGCTAGAATCGTGATTGTCAACGTTGGGTTGCCACGCTTAAGTAGTGACCGCAAAGTTGCGCCTCTGGTCAGGAAGAAAGGCAAGGGAGTCAATGAGGGAACCCCGAAGGTTAAGAACACTTTCGGGCTTCCCGCCCTTGTCTCCTGTCCTGGGCACACGGAGTGGTGCGCCGAAGCTTGTTATGCGTTGGCACTTCAGAACTTTCCAGGCGTCCGTAACTTGGTCCAAGAGAACTGGGAAATAGTATCCCCACATCTCAACGACACAGACACACTGCACGCCATGCTCAGTGCCATGCTCAGCGAATGCTCTATCGAGTACGTCCGAGCAGGCATACCGCAAGACGAGTGGGTGTTCCGTCACTTCTGGGACGGTGACATTCCCTCTGCTGCGTTCGCTCAAGCAATCAGACGAGTAGCTGAAGACTTCCCCGAGTTTCAGTTCTGGTTGTATACGAGAACCTTTAAGGCAGTCCCTCTGCTTATGGGGGTCAGCAATCTAGCTGTCTACTTATCGATAGATAAAGACAACGTGCTAGATGCAGTCCGAGTAGAGAAAGCTTTACTGTCCGAACCCATGCTGGCATTCTGTGCCGACACTTGGGAAGAGACTGAAGAGTTAGCTGCCAAGTTTCCACACCGTCGCAAGGGACCTAAGTGTCCTGAGCTAACAGGTAAAACTCCGATGGTCGTCTGGGACGACGATGGGGTGTTCGGTCGTGGCGCATGTGTCGAATGCGGCATGTGTATCTACGGTCGCAACAATGTCAGGTTTGCTTCCACCAACAGAAAGGGAGAGTGATGAAGCATGTTATCCACGTTCACCAACAGAAAATTAAGAAGGGTGAACCCGCTATTATTGATCGTACTTATAAAGGCTCTACTCATCACCGTAGAGTCTTTATAGACGGGCCTTGTTACATCGTTCAGCCTGATGAGCCTGACCGATGTGGTGCTCGTGTCTGGATCGAGACAGAAGCAGAGACATACTATGGGTGACTCTGCATACACAGATCTAGAACGCTCGGCTTATGCGTTTGCTTTGTTTACCGTCCTGATCTTGGACGAGTTGAAACAGCAGTATGTAGAAGACCGAGACAGTTTCCTAGACTTCATCCCAAGCATCGACGTCATAACTGATCGAGCTATCCAGTATCAGTTAGAGATGCTTGTCGAAGATCCTGAAATTGACTTCGATGAGATAGTCGAATGACGGATACAAAGCCGTGTAAGAAATGCGGTAGACCTACTCGCTTGGAGTCTGAAATGTTTGGGTTTATCCGTCCTAAAAATGGTGTACCTGATTGGCCTATCCATATCTGGAATCAGTCTGTCTTGTGTAACGGTGCGCCTAAACGAATTGAGGTAGAAGAATGAATGTTTGGCTAGCTATCTGGGCGATACTGGACTTCGCATCGGTGAACCATGAGCCACCTCGGCCTGAAGTTCCTGAGATTGTGTGTGAGTATTTTCAGGAGGATTGTGTTCGTGCTCTTGGGGTGGCGTGGTGTGAGTCATTGCATAATCCTTACGCTTATGCTGCGGCCGAGAAGTCATATGGTTTGTTCCAGATCAATGAGTACTACTGGGGTGATGTCTTTGAGGATTACTGGCATAAACGCTACGAGGTTGAGCAGAATACTCGGTTTGCGTTCTACATAGTGGAACACACCCGAGCCAAGTGGGACCTTTGGACTTGCGGTAGATACTGATGTGGGCAAGGGGAGAGTGCGGGGCGATACTTCCTGATGGGAGTAAGTGTCAGCGTGAGCGTCGAACGTTACAACCTTATGATGGGCCTGGATCTAAAGATGGTTACATTCCTTTGTGTCATGGGCACAGAAAGCATTTGCTGAAGTACGGGTCACCTCGAACAGATATCCCTATCAGGTTGATGACGAACATTACGTTTGAACAACGAGTTGAAACGTATTTGAATCCTGCGTTTGCTCACGTTCAGCTTGGTCACGTCATTCGTGAGGATGGAACTGTCTGCATTCTTTGGCAGGGCTTCACACAGAATGGTGGATACGGAGCAGTCAACAGCAAAGTAATTGCTGAACGAGTAGGCACAAGACGCAACGCCTTGACACATCGTATGGTGTGGGTTTACCATAATGGTCCTATACCTGAGGGATTGCAGGTACACCACACATGCCACGAACCAAGATGCTGCAACATCAACCATTTAGAACTAGTAACAGCCGAAGACAACTCTTTGGAAGCAAGTACGCATTCAGTTGTCGTATACCGATTAGAAGAAGAAATTAAAGAATTAAAAGCAGAGAACAATGAGCTACGAAGACAGCTTCACAATTAGGTGGAATAAAACAGACTTCACTAAACATGGCTACATAGCTACTTATGTTTTAGGCGGATGTAGATGCAAGAAATGTAAACAAGGATGGGAGGACTGGGACGAGAACGAAACGTCACGAAAAAGAAAAGCAAATATTAGATCTTTACTAACAGAAGGGAAACCCCGTGGACCATATCGACGGAGAACTACTACTTGAAGTGATGGACGAGGCACACGACCTCATACACTCAGACCGCAAACTTGCAGTGCTTCTGCTTGAACGAGCAGAGAGACTGGAAGAGAAAATGCACAAGTTTTTGCACGACGCAAATAACCAAGAAGACGCCGAAGTCATACCCCTCAGGGATACTGATGCCGACGAATAGAACAAGAAGAAAAGGATACAACTGCAAAGGGAAACCGTCCGCTTCTCATTACGGAAACGGTTGCAGATGTTTAGGATGTCGTTCCGCATGGAACCAATACAGCAAGGATAGAGCAGATCAGAAACGTGGATCAGGACCGAAAAGGGAGAAACACGCACCGCTCCAAGATGCGTTTACCCGAGAACAAATACTGGAGGCTAGAGCCAATGAGTCCCTCTAAGTATGAGATAAAGGGAACGATAGTTCCTTTAGGAGCAGGCTTGAGAACATCAGGCTATGTAGTTATACAAGACGGTCATTACAAAGAGTTCTTTGAAACTCTGGCCGAGGCTCAACAAGCAGCCAAAACTTATGAAGAAAACGAATCTAACAAGGAGTGTTGCGAATGAGTGCGACCAAAGAACTGCATGAAAAATTAAGAAACTTTGTAGACAACACAGATCCTTTGGTTGCTCTTAAACATCTGGACAACATAGATAACCAGTTGAGAGAACAAACAAAGCTCACCAGTTATATGCGTAGACATGCACTGTTGGATGCTGTCTATGCCGAAGGCAACCAAGCACAAGTTGGACGTAGCATTGGGTTGTCTCGACAAAGAACACATGACATGGTTGAACGTGCACAATTTGAACGTTTGCACAAGGTTGAACCGCCTCTGGGAGAAGGGGCTGTTTGACTTAAGTTGTATCCATGTTAAAATGGGGGGAACCCCCAAAAGGGTTCCCCCCATTTGAAGCAATGGGGAATTTCCATTTATAACACCGTTATAAATGGAGAAGTCACAAGGTTGGGTCGTCCTGTGTCTCCCTGCAGGGCGGCCCCACCGAACAGGGAGATAGATGATTGAAATACGTTTACGACAGAGTTGGATCAATACGTTCCTCCGATGTCCTGAGCAGGCACGACAAGAACGCTTAGGTCTTGTATCCCAGAAAGAAACAACAGATTTTCTGAGAGGTAACGCTGTTCACGGAGCCATCGAATACGCAGGACGAATGATCATGGCTGGTTTACCTCGTCCTAGCTTGGACGATGTACTAGAAGTCGCAGAAGAATTTATTGCTACCTACTCATCCGAAGTAGAAGTATGGCGTCATGAGTACGAAGCCATAGTTGATGTAGTCCGAGCCAACCTCGCAGTTTGGTACGATGAACTGTTCCCTTCCTTAGATCCTGAGGGAGTTGAGGTTCCGTTTGAACGAGAGATCGGGAGAAGAGACAACGTTAGGTTGGTTCTTACTGGCACTGTTGACTGGGTAGACAAGTCTGGTGTGCTGTGGGATTGGAAGAATCCTGGCAGGGAGTACCAAGCTTGGGAGAAGAAGCGTTGGGATATACAATCTCATGCTTACAGTTGGGCTTTGGATGCATCGGAGTTCAACTTCGGTGTGATGGCTAACGGGAAGCTTCAGATAATTGAGATCGAAAGAACAGAAGAGCACAAGAAAGCTTTTCTGGAATTGTGCTGGTCGATGGTACCGACAATCATGTCGGACGCTGAGACTTGGCCGCAGAACTGGGAGGGCTGGCATTGCTCTCCTTTATGGTGTCCTGTCTGGCAGGCAGGCAAATGCCGAGGTGAACACCTCGGAGAGAATCCCTGGTAGGGAGAAAGGTAAAAGATGACTGACACAGCGAAAGTGACAGTTAGCTTCACACAGAAAGTAAGTGAAGCTCCATATGAAACAGCGGACTATTCGCTCTCCATAGAGCGGAGTGTTCCTGAGTCAATGGGAGATGACGGCATTCTTGCCGAAGCATCTTCTATGTTTGAACAAGTTAAGAGTGAGGTCCTGAAACAATCAGGTCAGGAGATAGATCTATCTCCCGACGGGGTTGTGATGCGGCGCCTGAAAAGCGGCGTTTCCAGGTCTGCTAGTAGTGCAAGCGCCTCCGCCTCGGAAGCGAATGCCAGTGTCCCTGCAGCGTCAGGACCTACGGCAGCATCAGTAGCTGCACCTCCATCACCTGTCCAAGCTGCACCAGCAGGTGCAAAAATGAGTGGGCGCACATACAAGCGCACCGAATTTTGTACAGGTAAGGGTGCTGACGAACGTCAAGCAGCTTTCAACTTGCTTGCGTTCCACCCAAATCAGTGGGACACCCAAGAAGGTGACACTCTTAAGGTGTACGAAGTTAAGGAATACGCTGACGGATCTACTGACGTAACGAAGACTGGGAAGAACTTCCCTAACTTCTCGATCAGTAAGGATGCGTTGGAGTACATCGGGGTAGCAACATCCCGTGACGTTGGTATCTGGGTCAACGATGGGGACAGCAATGTACCTATCAAGGTCTGGGACCAAGCCTCAGGACAAGCCCAAACCGAAGCAGTTGAATGGGACTGGGTGGCTCGCCGCCAAGAACTTCAACAGTTTGCATATAAGGGCAACTGATGAGTGAGGGTGACGAAGCTGTCGCCCTCACCACCGAGGAGATCGATGCCCGACTTGCGGGCATTGATCTCCCCGAGGGAGAGCCGCAGTACAAATTCTTTAAGCCAACCGCAGATGCCGTAGACCGCTGGGTCGAATACGCCAAAGGAAGCCACGACTGCTTCCACCTAGGACTACAAGACATCGACAGTCGCATGCGAGGAGTCTGGCCGAGCGACGTACTTGTCGTCACAGGCAGAGCACACAGCGGCAAATCCGCAGTGCTTCTATCCTCAATGGCACGCAACCTACAAGAAGACCCAGACTTCTACGGAGTCATATACACTCCTGACGAACCCGAAATCTTGGTTGTATCCAAACTCTATGCACTCATTTATCAACGAAATCTTGCTGAAGTGGAAGAAGCTCTACGCAGTCAAGACGAAACAGTCATTAACGAAATTCAAGAAGCCAAGTACGGGTTCCTAGACAGAATCAAAATCTTCCCTAACGCTCTGTCATTCAACGACATGAGTAACGCAATGAGGGAATGCGAAGACTACTGGCAACACAAACCACGATTCGTAATGGTTGACTTCCTCGAACAACTTCCTGGCGCATCAGGATACGAAGGAGTGTCAACAGTTCTTAAAGGACTGAAAGAGTGGGCAGAAATGGAGAACCTCCCTGTCGGACTGGTTCACCAATCAGGCAAAGGCTCAACTCGCGGCACATCAAGAGGCATGGACGACGGCAAATTCAATGCCGACGAATACGCAATCCTGCAGCTAAACGTCTTCAGAAGAAGAGATGACCCAAAGCTTTCTGACTCGGAAAGAAGAATCCATTCCGTGTCAGTCTCACTGGATCTATGCAAGAACAAACGTCCACCATGTCAGATAACTGACCCTCCCATTGACTATTACATGGACCCGAATTGTGGTCTTGTGAGAGAATATTATGAGAACGATATTCCTGGGGATGACCGATGGGTGGAGTAACTCTTGAAAGGTTCGCTGAGCTACACCAAGGCGGAGCACTAGCAGACGTAACAGACTGGGTTCATCCGCTGGAGAAAGGCGGCAACGTAGCTCTCGGCTACGGAGAAGAATACCTGCAGCACATAGATCAGCACCTCAACGAAAAACTTGCACTTGGGGTGTACCCGTTATGGCAACGTAACGGAGTGTGGATGGTCAACTGGTGTGCAGTTGACCTTGACGATGGAGAAAACTCCAGCGTCCACGCTGACAACCTGATCGCTCTCTTAGAAAAGACAGGGATACAAAGCTGGAAAGAAACATCAAAGAGCAAGGGCTACCACGTTTGGGTTTACCTAACTGAGCCAGTAGCAGCGACCGTGGCACGCAAAGCTTTAATAGGTGCATGCCGCATTGTTGATGTTCCTACCCGAGAGGTGTATCCGAAACAAACATCATTGAACGAAGGTGCTCTAGGCAACTGTTTACGTTTGCCTTACCCTGAGCACCGTAACCCTGGCCGCCATGAAGTTTATGACCCATCGAAAACAGATTCTTTCTTCTCCCTTGAAGAATTTGTTGACGCTGCATGGGCATCACGAACTTCGCCAGGGTTGCTTCGCTCGTTGCTTCGTTTCTTCGAGGCAACGGAACCTAAAGCCCCTCAATACAAGCCAGGAAACAGAGAAGACGGAGACTTCAAGGGCAACGCTAAAACGATTTGGGAACAAGGAGAGTTTTCGGATCGTTCCGAAGCGATGTACGCTTTTGCTAGCAGTCTTCTTTGGCAGGAGTATTCCCCTGACGCAACACTTGATTGGCTTCGACGCCTTGACGAGAGACTTGAGAAGTTTGTTGACCGAGCAGACAGAGAGAAACAATTAGAAAACATTGTTTCTAAGGCTGCACAAACAACGAGGTATCATGCGTAAACGTTCTTATAAGTTCACTGTCCCAGGAAAACCAAAGGTTAAAGGTCGCCCTCGATTTGCACGAGGGAGAACGTATACACCTAAGTCCACGCTGGAACACGAAGAACATATCCGCAACCATTACGATGGCCCCAAGTTTGAGGGACCAATCTCTATTAGCTGTGTGTTCACATCTAAACGAACACAAGTAACTATCTCTGAACTAGAAGACAGCGAAACAAAGCTACGAGGAGACACAACTAACTACTTGAAAGCAGTCGAAGACGCATTAAATGGCGTCGCTTACGACGACGACATCATGGTTTACCGAATAGTAGGGAGAAAAAAATGATGGCACCCAAGTTCCACAAACGCCCATACCAAGAACGATATAAAGATATGGGTGACGAAGCCGAAGGCGAGTTCGAAAAACGAGAACGAGGCTGGGAACGATTCGGGTTTAACCGACCCGACGCTTTCGAGCTACACCAAATACCTCAAACGTTTGCAGCTACTCCCGACTACATACAGTTATCTAACGGTGGGTTCCCTCGCCTAGTAGAAGTCATGGGTATGGGTGGCGACGACATGCTAAAGGTTAAGTTCAATAAAATTCGTGCGCTACAGTGGTGGGACACATCCGATTTGGATGTGTGGTTTTGGATCTGGCATCGAACACGCCAGGACTATGCAGACCTGAGTTATAGAGAACTAATGAAAATCATTAACACTGAAGACATCCCTGTAGGGAACTTCGATAACAACAAGTTGTACTTCTCTATCCATTCAGATTTCCTGCATTGGGCAGGTGGATGAAGGAAGCGAGGGAGCAAAGCTCTTTGACGCCCTTAGGAAAGCAAACTTTCCTTCACTACAACCACAACGCCCGTGGACAAACATAACTAGCTTACCTAAAAGTGGTCACTGGCAAGAAACAAGCAGAATAACTAGAAAAGAAGTTCTTTACAGGCCAACGCCTGCAACAGAAATGCAAAGCATAATGGAGGCGGGTCCTTTCGAGGACCCGCTTCGGTCTATACAAGAACGAGAAGAAAACTTAGAAGATCTTATTCTCGCAGTACATGAAACATTTATAAGGCTCACAGAAGACGAGCAGTGGCTTTACCACATGCTTGTTGATGTGGGCCTTTCTTTGCGTTTTGTAGCCATAATTTTGGACATACCTAAAACAACTATGGCTAGACGCAGAGATGAGCTAGCAGACAAACTACGAACTAGCTTGCTTCAACAGCCAGCAGTACAAGAATATTTGAATCGAGATACCTAAGGCTCTTCAATGTTCCCTGTACACGCCTGCAAAAACACAGTGAAACCCTGCAACCAATGAATCAAAGTTGACAAAGCAATAAGGTTTCCATCCTGCGCTTCATCCCACGCATTCAAAATAGAATCAACTTCTTCAAAGTCGAACGTTAAAAGAACACCTAACGTACCGCCCACCCACTGAGCATGAGTCCCATCATCCATGTCAAGCAAACCTTTGCTTGCCAACAAAGTCTGATGAATCTCATCCTCAATAGCTAAACCTTCTTCGGCCATCCAGTTGGCCCAAAGATCGTCAAACTGTTCTTCAGCCACGGGATCACTTCCCGAGGCGTGCCTTCGCAAGCGTTTTAAGCGCTGCGATAGCAGCGGCAGCGAACGCTGTAGCTGCAGCTTTGAGACTTGATACGTCAGTAACGACAACAACAGCAAGAGCAGACTCGACACCCGTCCAAACCGAACGTTCAATCCAATCCCCCCAAGAAAACTTTGTCTTCGCTGTTTCTTCAGTCACTTCTTGCCTTTCAATGGCTTAATATTTTTTGCTAGGACGACGAGCCGTTTTACGGCTCTTCTTAGGTTTTTTGTAACCTGCTTTAGGCGCTGGTTTTTTCATTTTCCGAACGGTCGTCCGCCTTGATGCTGGTTACCCAGCCCAGTTGAACGAAGATAAGCAGCATCAGCTTTAGCTTTCGCTGCCATATCAGCCATGTTGTCCGCAGATGACGAATCATATGGCTGCTCATCGGAATCACCGAACGTATCAGCAAACGATCCGTAACCTTTATCTTTAGGCATTTCAAGACCTCCTATAGAGTGTTGAGAGTGGCCCACTAACCAAACAATACATCCCAAGTCCTGGCACCCACAATGCCATCGACCTTAAGAAAAGAACAATATTTAACCTGAAACATTTTCACTGCACGTTTTGTGTTGTATCCAAATATTCCATCGATACCTCCAGGCTCATACCCAAGGTCTTTCAAACGCTCCTGAACGACCCTGACAGCCTCTCCACGGCTCCGCTTACGCTTAGATAGCGGACTATGGGATACAACCGCTTTCAGGCCTTCCAGATGAGCATTGATTCCGTCCCAATCCACCTTGTTGGGATCTCCAAGCGGTGACGGCATCCCTGACTTCAGCCAGTTGTACAACCAATTCCCAGGGCACGTAGAGTTCCCTAAATCTCGATGCCCTTTGACCCACAGCTTCCCTCCATAACGACTATTAATGTCACCAACCAGCCACTTAATAGAATCCAAAGCAGCTTGAGGAGCTTCTATCTCTCCCCAACCCGTGAAACAAATCGACTCAGTACGAGAATTCCAACCCTTAGTAGCACCAGAAACGACACCAGGCCCACGCCCTGCATAAATAACTCCTGCTTCGTCAACCAACCAGTTGTAAGCAATAGCGTTCCAACCACGAGAATCCATATGGAAACGCTCATAAGCTTTCAAAGCAGACATACCCTTAGGTCCGTCCTTCACACCACTGTGATGAAGAACAATGCCCTGCACTCGTGCTGGCTTTAATTTACTAAACGGTTTCTTAGGAGGACGGGCATCCCACCCATCCCGAGAAATAACAGTTCTCTCAGACATATCTAAATCCTAGACCTTGCGGAATTCTATATCTTTCTTATCACGAAGCTCTTCAGCCAGTTCTTTTTGCATACGAATTAGCTCGCTACGTTTCGTAGAAGGAGTATTAGGACGAATGTTCGTACCTAGAAACACCGAAAGCCAAGTAGTCACCGCTCGTTCTTGTTTAGGAGCTTCATTAGGAAGAACCCTTCGCACCCTACCCAACAACGGCATAAACTGATCTAACACATAAAGAGTTTGATCAGTTGTTTTCCATTCCCCTCTACGATTCTTCTTCGCAAATCCAAGCGCACCAAGGGCTGGCATAAACCCAGGAATCTTTCCATAAGAATTAGGCGCTTGTTGATATCGACCAGTAAATGGGATATTGCCAAAATATTTTTTGCCAAACGCAAGCTCTATCGGGAGCTTGTACATCGGGAAAACACTTTCCGCTAAAGGTCGCCACGGTTCTCTACCTTCAATAGCTTTAGACCATTTAGCAAGATCACGGAACGGCAAATCAGGAATGGCATACGCTCTGTTCCCACCAATATTAAAGGGCAAACGTATACCCATATTCTCTCCGAACCAGCTAGGCACTAGCCCTTCTTCAGGAGAATGCAACTCTAACTCGCCTTTAATCTGCTGCAACCGACCCCAAGCCGTAGGTTTCTTACCAATCGACTCGACAAGCACAGGCAAAATGTTTTTCTGCCAAGTCCAGAACGGAATAACCTGCTTCATTTTGCGTTCAGTTTGAGTCAGATTCGCATAATCAAAGTGATACTTATTTACAAGCTCGAAAGCATCATCGATGCTTCCACCAGTCATAGCAGTGTGATGCGCTACTGAACCACGCAACATAAACTCAGCTTCTTGGTTTAACTGACGAACTTTAGCAAACGGAGCAAACTCAGCTTTGAGCGGATTCAAAGTCATTGATCCGCCACCAATAGCATCCAACGAAGATCTAACTTCCTGAGACACCTGACCACTGCTAGCCATACCAGTCCGATACCACGTCAAAAACGTTTCAAGCTCACCCACATCAACCGCAGACTGAGCCTGTGGAATACCCCACTTCTTCAAACCAACAGGTTTCCCGTTAGCAATAAGCTGTTCCAAACCGTAAGCAATGTCACCTTTACGGCCACCCTCTTCAGCAGCCTTAGCTGCAGCACGACGGATACCCAAAACTCTTGTGTGCATACTCATAGGCACATCAGCAATCTGGTTGTTAATCCACATGCCGCCCATCATGTTTCTCATAATGAACCCAGGAGTAGCAACAGCTTGAGCTTTCCACCAGTTCACAAACGATGAGTACTTCTTCATGAAGTCACTCATCGCTTTAACATCAGCGGTTCTAGCAGCAGCCTGAACCGCAGCAGAAAACAGTTCAACCGAACCTTCTCCCGCCCCGTCAACAAGACTGTATCCACGCAACAAATTGTTTGTTCTATTGGATACATCCTGAACGTTGCCAAGCCCCGACATATTCACCATGTAATCGTTTAACCGACCACCATAAACATCTGACAAATTGTGAAGGTTGCGTACTTTACGAAGCTCATTAGCAGCAGCTTGCTGCGAATCAGCAGCACTCATTCGGACAGTTGTTCTATCCGAATCCATCAACCGCATCTTCTCTAATTTCAATTCGTCAATGATTCTTTGTTGCTGAACCATTGTTGCGCTGACTTCAGACAACTCGCTTTCAGTGAGTTGTTTCTTTCCTCGCCAGTAAGTACGTCGCTCCGCTAAATAAGCCTCTGTTTCCAAAAGCTTCTTCTGAGCACTACTCATAGCTACTTCAAGCTCTTCAAACTTTGCGCCAAGAAGATCAAACGTTTCTTGCAAAGCTTCAGTTGCTTCATCAGAAACCTGACC